ATAGAGGAAATACACGGGGGAAAATAAGTTGGTATGGTCAACCTTTATTAAGATACCGCTTTCATTGCTCGTCAATAGAAGAAGGCTACTCAACACAAACGGATAAACTAGACTTCGTAAATGCCGAAGATAGAGTTTACTTTGAAAAAAGAGTAGTCAAAAAAATTAAGGTCAAGTAAGAGGTGTTGCCATGACATTTTGGGTTACTGATGAATACACATATCAAAAATATTTCTTCCCAGTAGGAAAAGAAGAACAAGTTGAAAGAAACTTAAAAGAACAAGGCTGGGAAATAATGGAAGGAATAGGTGTTACTAACAACCCTAATTTACTATATTACACAATTAGAAAGAGAAACAAAAAATGAGCAAATAGCGTCTATTGGGGGTGGGCTTCGGCTCACCCCTTCTTTTTTTTATGCCTTTTTTCTAGCCTAACAGCCACGCACAGCCACGAAAGGTATCGGCTAGTGTATTTTATCAAGGCAAAAGAAAACGAGCGTCTATGCGCTCGTTTAGTTATCAAACCTTTTAGAGATTATCTCGTCCCGTATTTGAATAATGTTGTCTATGTTCCATGCAACAAAGTCACAAACATTTTCTTCGCTAAAGTCCTCAACATGTAACTTACCAGCCACAGCAAGAAACGCGTGTGTGAGTTCATGAGCAAGAACTATCTCGGCTTCACCTCTATCCAAACAATTTTGAATATCGATTGCCCTTTTGAGCGTCCAACATGTTCCGTAATTATCTTCTTGCATTAACTCTTTTGGCATGAAGCGGATAGACCACTTGCGATTGCCTATGTTTGCATAAAAAATATATTTCTTTTTTACAGCCATTCTACTTTTCAAGTCCTTTTTCTAACATAACTAACTTGAACATTTCGTCCTCTTTAACCTTTGGAAACATCGCCACTTCTTCTTCGGTTAAAATCTTTTTCATATCTACTTCACCAAGAACATATAATGCTTTTGTTATTATGGTTTGAGCAATAACCAATTCTTTTGCAATACTCATTCTTCTTCACCTAGAACGAAACAATATGATTGAGGTGCGCGGGTAATTGGCTGACAAAACACACCTTTTTTAGTGTTCCAAAAGTCGCAAAGATTTTTTGGTGTATCAAAGACTTGTAACTTGGTGATGTGCATAGCATAGAACTTCTTGTCACCGACATAGGCATGTAGTTCTTCAAGGGTCATGCCGACATGTTTCATAATTGTTTCAGCAAACTCACTATCTTCCCATGTGCGTGGGTCTTGAATATCAAACACATAGATGTCGTCACAGTAGTAGCGAGCCACCACTTTACCGTTGAGAATGTCACAACTAGCACACAAATCTTCTTCGTCACATTCTCTTTCAAGTTTATAGCGTTGTTCACAGTCCAATAATTCTAGCAATCTACCACCTTTTAAGGTGCAATAAACATTCACCCAGCCCCTAAAGTTAGGGTCAACTTTTCTACGAACTTCCCAGTCTTTTTCAAAGTTCATAATCTTGCAAGACCATTTCGGTCTATCACTAATTAGCATTTCTTTTTTCATAGTTCCCAATCTAACACCCCTTCAATATCTTTAATGCTATTCACCACTACGTTATCAATTTTATATGCGCCATTATCTAGGGCATAAAACGTGTGGACTTTACCTTTTATCCAAAAGTTTATGAATGTTGTATAGTCAACACAGTCGCACCAGTTCCTACCTTGCTCGTAAGGTATGTGGTTGTGCAAACACCAGTTCACAAACTCGACTATCATTTTTCTTGGTTAATCATGTTGACCGCAAAATAAGTGTCAAAGTCAACTTCGATTTTCTTTTTGTTCTTATCGATTAAAAAATAACTTGTTTTGCATTTCTTTTTGTTTAAGACCTTGCCAGTTTTCCAACCGAATAATTTGACCATGCTTCGTAAACCGTTCTTGAAGTCCAAGAGATTTGATATTTCAGCACGAGCGCGGTCTAACTCAACCTTCAAACTCTTGTTTTCTTCGTGTTGTTTATCAAGGTCGTGTTCGATATAGTCACATCTACGATTTGCACCAGTGAGTTCACCAATTAACTCACTGTTACTATCTTCAAGTTCTTTAATTCTAAATACGATGTATTGTTCAGCGGTGGTCACATCGTGTCTTGCAACTCTTTTGAGTTCTTCTTCTTTAATTTTAATATCGTCAAACATTTTAATTTCCTCCTATTGGTCGCTAACGATTTCATGTTTTTCGCGGTATCTTCTTTCAATTTCTTCGTCACTTAATTCTTCGTCGGTGGCTTTGATAGTCACTTCGTCTTTATAGCCATGATTGTTCTTGGCATTGAAGATAGCAATTAGTGGCGGTATTGTTCCCTCTTTCATAGAGATTTCGTCATACACTTCTAGTAAAGAGTAATAATTGGCAACAATATCTCGATTAGGATATTTACCACCACCGTTCACCCACTCTAATAGTTGTGTTCTAGTAATGCCTAATACCATAGCGATACCACTTGCTGTTGGCATGACATTATCTTTGGTGCATAGGTTGAAGTATTGAGTTAGTGTTCCGTCAATCTCATTACGACTTTGAATGTTCGGTCTAGTAATCTTTTGCAAGTTGGCTAGGTGCATGAGGTTGTTTTGGTTAGCCATTTTCTTTTTGTTTTCTTCGACTAACGCTTTGGTCATAGCCTTTTCTTCAATCTTGCTTAATTGAGTATCTTTCCCCGATTTGCTCGTCATAATATTCCTCCTTCTTGATGTATTCGATTTTGTATTTGTTGATTTTGCGTATGTATTCACCAGCAATAGCCCGCTTAATAGTGGCACTATCTACGCCTAACGCTAATGCGCATTGATATACGCTCTCGTATTCAGTGACTTCGGTCACATATTTATATGTGCGTGTCACTCTTACTGGTCTTTTTGCTAGATATATCCCTCGTCTATTACACTCTTTTCGTATGGTCTTGATAGATACGCCATACTTTTGAGCGACTTCTTCTATTGAAACCTCACCCTTGACGATGTTGAGCAAGTCTTGATAGTCATACCTAGATAATCTCATAGTCTTTAGAACGGAAGGTCGTCGTCGGCTTCACCAACTGGCACATCTTCTTCGATTTGCGACATGTCGTTATCCATGAACGCTTCTTCGTCTTGTATATTATTTGTTGCCACTACCTTGTCAACAAATACAGTGACCTCGTTGTATCGCTTTTCGTTTTGCCAACTACTATGCAAGCGACCTCTTAATTCGATAGTCACACCAGCGTTGATTTTATCCAGTGCTATGGCTTCATTACCGAAGGCGAGAAAGTCTATCCAGTCGTTGCCCTTGTTGTTATCACTAGGCACAACGAGAGTGTTCTTGTAATAATCTTTACCGTTCTTTGTCTTTTTGAGTTCGCTCTTTTTCTTAAAGTAGCCAGTTATAATTACGTTATTCATTAGAAGTTCAGTTCCCCTTTCACTTCGTTAATCTTGTTTGTTAGTTCAAACTTTCTTTCTCGTGATAGTGTTTCACTACGTTTTCGCTCTAGGTCAGCAATCTTTTTTTTCACTCGTTTTTCTAGTTCTTCGTGGCAATGGTCGAGTGAGCCGTATTCCTCTTGGCAAGTCTTTATCAAACCCTCTAGGACGAATACACCATTGACTTGTTCACCAGTGATTATTGCTGGTGTTTGACTTTTGAAGTATTTAGTTAAGTAAGCGATTGTGCTTTTATATCCACGCTTCCAAGATGTCTTAAAGAAATTAACATTAGCGATTACGATGTCGTATCCTAGTTCGATACAACCTTTGTCATTAGCAAATAGAGTATGCACATTGCGTAAGCAATCGTTATAACGACAGCACTCACTACAATCTTTCACGGCTCTATTCTTCATGCACTCTTTATCGTTAATCATACTTTGTATTTTTCCTCTAGGTATTCAAGCCTTCTTACTTGCTGTTTAGTAAGACCATGACCGTTCTTTTGCCATTGACGATAGCGAAGTATCATAGCCTTTTCTTTCTCGGCTGTGGCTTCGGCTTGTGCTTGCTTCTTGGTTTCTTCTCTTAATCGCTTAATTTCTTCACGCTGTTTGCGGATAAGTTTTTGTGACTTCTTCTTGTCACCGATACGCCATTCTTTCCACTCCTTGTCCTCACGGATAATGATTTGAATGTATAGACCTTTTTCCACAAACACTTTGTCAAAGATTTGTTTTAGCAACACGAAGCGTCCACCGTCATTAGTAATGAAGTATGGACTACCCTTGACATCTACCACCATTCTTCGACCAGTAGTTAAGTCTTGATAGATAAAGTCAGCGTTATAAGTTACTTCGGGAATGATGTCCCCATTTGCGTTCACATATTTGTCTTGTAGTTTGAGTTGATAATGGTGACCGAGATTAGTAATCTCACCACGATTTTGTTTTTCTAATAGATAGTCGTAGTAGTCGGCTTCGGTATCACTATCAAATTGAATTATGCTTTCACTGGGGTTAAGGAAGTTATCAAGGCAATATTCTTCCGCTTTGTTTCTTCCGTCGCGTTCACCTTTGGTGTTGTAGAAACGCCTACCATGAACGTAATAAACGACCTTACCAGTTGGGTGAATGATACTCATATCTTGTCCTCCAAATATCTAATTAGTTCAAACTTTGAGTTGATGTGTAAGTTGAAGTCAGCCATGTGACCATTGTCGTCTTTGATTAAGACGAAGAAGCGACATGAGTTCAGCATATAGACTTCGATGTTATTGAAGCGTATTAGCCATTTCCAGCGACATTTCTTGTAGGGCTGGTGTAATTCCTCAAAGTAGATTTTTTTGTTGACTAGAAACGCTTTTAGATAATCAATACTCATTCTTTCAGCCTACCGCTATGCTTTTCTACCCATAGCCAAGCGTCTTGCTTTGCGCTTTTCGGCTTTCTTTGATGTGCGTGGTTTTTGTTCAATATAACGGACAGCGATTGCACCACTTGGTAGCACAACACAGTTGCCGTCAGTAGCAACTTGCTTACCATATTTGTTGTGGTTGCACTTGCGGTCATTTCTACCAACATAAGTGCCGACGCTTGTTTTTGACTTTCCAGCAAGCCAATTCTTCAAACTTTCTAATAGTGTCATTTTGTTATTCCTCCATTTTACTAGCGATTAAGGCACACACGAGTGCAATGACAATGAACAATGCACCGATTGCGACTGGTAACCAAAGTGGAAACCAAACCCAAAACCAGTTCACGTTCCATGCACCAGTGAGTTTTAAGATTAAGAACACAATGAATGTAATCAAACCGATTGTGCCACCACTTAATGAGATTGTTGTTGCTCTATTATTATTGTTTTGCATAAGTTATACCTCGCTTCTTATATGCTCTAGTCAAAACCTTCCATTAGGGAAACACTAGATTGGGTGGAGGGGGATATAAAGGATAGGAATAATGGCATAAATTACACCCACCACCGTTTTTTCTTGTAGTTAGTTAGTTTCAAATACCGACTTAACAAAGGCTTCGTATTCTTTCATGTCGCCTTCTTCGTCAGCGTCAAACAAGTTGACTGTGCCGTCCGCTTTACCTTTGCGTAAGAGGTTGCCACATCTTTTCAAACTTGTCATTGCTTTGTCCCAGTATGCTTTCTTAACGAACATTGCTAATTCTTTGAAATTGTGTGGGACAACATACACATAGTCACCATAGATAATCGGCTTCTTGCCTTGCTCTTGGTTAATGCGATTGATGTCTTGCCATACCATAGAACAATGGTCATGGACTTTTGGGTTATCATTCCACCTATAACCGTCCTTGCGTTCTTCGGGGTCATAAGGGTAGTTCTCGTAGATTTCTCTTTGAGTAGTGATGTATCCTTGCTCACTATTTCTAACGATTAAGTCATAGGTCGCTTGTTCTCTATCGGTCATTTTCTTCTCTCGCTTTCATGATTTGCTTATAGGTTGCTTGCATTTCTTCTTCACTATCACATTTGAGAATTGTCATGATTTCGTCCCATTTCAGTTCTTCGTCTTTGTTTGACATATCCTCTAGTTCTTTCATAGTGCTGTCCCACTTGGCATTGAGTTCTTTAGCCTCTTTGTCAATGGCTTCCCAATCAATGTTTAATGCTTGCACCGATTTAGATTTCTTGAACACCGCGATAAACTCGGTAGTAGAAGGCTTCTCGATTTTCTTTAAGATGTAGTCAATACTTCCCTTTATCCATTCGCTTATCTTTTCTTCGGTCTTGTCTTTATTAAGAGTTCTACCTAGTTTCTTGCATATTGCTTGAAGCATTAGGTCTATATACATGGTGTCAGTAGTTTTAACTATGATGTTTCTTTCCCTCATAGCATTGAAGATTGGTGTAGTAGCGGGAATATAAACTATTCGATTGAATACACCCTTTTCTAACTCTTTAGGAAACACCACCTTTAGCCATGCACTTGGGTTACTCTTGAACGCTACATTCTTTTCTTTCAACCATTCCTCAAACCTACTCTCGTCAAAGTCTTGGTTGTCTTTTATTAGCGTGTGTATCCATGTGATTACACTTTCATTCAAGTTATAGTCTTTAAAATTGAACATATCTTTGACTTGTTGCTAGAAGGGGCTAGTATGTTAGATATATCTTTGCCTTTTGTTGCTAGAAATATAAATAATCTTTCTAGTGTAGGTAGTAGTAGAGTATTCTTCACTATTACTAACCCCTTAAACAACAACTATTCCCCCTTCTTTTCCTCTACCTTATCTTCACCAGTATCAATAACAAGGTTATTGCTTGGCTTTTGGTCAAGGGCTTTTGGCTTGTCGTCGTTATCGACATACTCTTTAACGGATAAGTCATTGTTGAGAATGGCTTGGTCAGCGATTACGGCTTTTTGTAACTCGACACTTAATGGTGCGTATTTGTTTAAGAGTTGCTTCATGACTGTCTTTTCCGCCATAGCGTCGAACATGTTAGACCAGTTATCAAACTCGCCACCTTTGTTCTTTCCACTATGCGCTTGTGAGTATCTTGTGCCATGTGCTTCGCATTGTTCTCTAGTCCAGTAGAGAGTTTTAACAAAGCCATTAAGTAACTCAAAGTATGCGTAGTAGCCCACGATTGGTTTGTCGTCATACTTGTGGTCGAACTTGAATAAGTCCTCACCGAAGTTGTCTTGCCCGATGTATTCACCCTCGTGAACATCACGGACACCCAAGCGTTTGAATTGACCGCTTCTTTGTGCGAGTTGCACTAGACCTTTCCAACCGATTTGGAATTGTGCTTTGTCACCATAAGGAATGACATAAGCGAAGCCTAATGTTTGGGCAAGAGGTAGTTTAAGACTTTGTGCTAATAAGCCAGCGGTTAAGATTGAGCCAGCGTCACATTGTTGTAACTTATAGTTGCCACTAACAACTGTTGAGATGTCAGCGATGAATTGTTTAGCGGTGTCTTTATCACCGAGAGTATCGTTAATGAGTTTCAACCATTTTGGTTGTTGAATTGCTACACTGAATTGTGCCATTATTCATTACCTTCTTTCTTTTCGCCAGCCTCTTTGACTTCGCAACCGAACTTTAAGGCAAACTCTTTCACCTTTTCGATTGCTTTCTTATCAAGTGAGGACACTGTAATTTTGTAGGTTGTGTCTTTAGTCACGCCCTTGTATTCGTCGAGCATGGCTGTTAATTGACCAGCCACTTGCGCACCGAGTTTTTCAATTTCTTTGCATTGAGGTGAGAATAAACTTAACGCCACCGCTGTCATTTGCTTACGAGCGTCAGCCACTTCTTTGACCGCTTTGTTGAGTTCAGTTCTCGCGTCTTTAATACGCTTGTAGTCAGCGTCGTTTTGAATGACAACATTAGTAAGTTCTTGGTATTTAGCGATGTTTCTTTTAGCCACATCGACAAGGCTTTCTTTTACGATTTCGTAAGTATGTGTTTCTTCGTTCCAAACAAAGTTATTGTTCATTGTTTTCTTCCTCCATAAGTGATAGTCCGCTTACTGTTGGTGGGATATGTGGTAACACATTGTGTTCCCAAAAGTTTGTGATAGCGGTTTCAAGGTCAGCGAGTTGTTGCTCATAGTCCTTGCGTTCAATTTTGAGATACATGATTGTTTCCTTATATGGCTCATTGGCTTCAAAGTTCATGTAGCGTAACTTGGCTACGAACAACACGCCTTGATAGTCATTAAGAACATTCAAGTAATGTAAGCATTGAATGAGATAGTTAGTCGGTATCTCTTTGTTTTCCCATTTGGCTCTATCTTCACTGTCACCCATGTCATGAGTTTTGATTTCGATTATCCACTTTTCCTTTGGGTCAGTGAGAGAAGTCATTGTTCCGTCAAGGGTCGCGGTTAAGTATGGTTTATCTTTTCTTCTATACATCTCGAAACCCTTTGGGTTTTTCACCTTATACTTATGTGAGAAGTTTGCCTTGATGTTGTTTCTAATCAAAGGCTCTAATGTTCTACCGTAGTCAACTCTATCGCCCGTTGCTTCTTGTTTCTCGTCGTTAGGGTTAGTGATTGCACAGTAGATGTCTAACTTTGTTTTGTAAGGACTTAAACCGACAATCGCACTGGCACTTGTTCCGCCTATGCCACGATTAGTAAGCCATGCGTTCTTGTCCTTACCATAGTTTTCTCTTGTGTAATTCTTCATTGTTTTCGATAATTCCTTTAATGTAGATTTCTTCCTCGATTGAGGTCTTGAAGTAGTTAAGGACACTATTCCTAGTAACTACGCTCGGCTCGTTTGGAATTGAGCCATTAAACCTTTGCTTGCACCTAGCCATGATTTGATATGCTTTGCTTTTCTTACAGCCCACATACGCCATGACATCAGTGACCGACCACATAGGTTTAAGTAACAAGTCTTGGGTTGTTGTCATAGTAGTCAAGTAATGCGTCAAGTAACTTGTTAGCACCCAAGAGGTCGTCAATCGTGCATTTGAACATTATTGACATGACATAGAAGTCATAGACTTTGATTTCTCGTTTGCCGTTCAACATCTTTGAAATAGTTGTTGGTTTGACTTGTAAGAAATTGGCAAGGTCTTTTTGCTTAATGTTGTTAAAGCGCATGATTTTAGTAATTCTTTCAATGACGGTCATACCTATTCCTCCTTTCTTTTAGTTATCAGTTTGACAACTCGTAAGTATAAAAAAAGTCTTTCACTTGTTTCTCGGTCAAGTTAAAAGTTTGTGTGATTTTTTTAATCACTTCTTCTTTCATAAAAGAGCCGTGACGAATTGCATAGTCTAATCTTTGATTACTGAAACCAGTTAAAATAGATAACCTACGCAAGTTTCTAATGTCGGCTCTACCTTGATACCACTTGATAAACTTATTATAGTTGCATTTTCTAGTTGTCATTTTTGATAACCTCACATACATATTAAACTACTTGGTTAATTGTGTCAAATATTTTTGATAACTTTTTGTGGCTTTTTTGATAACTTATGATATTCTATTTCATAGAGGTCTTAAAAAAATGAATACATTTGGTAAACGGCTACAACTAGCATTAGAGTTTAGAGGGAAGCGTCCAATCGATTTAGCAAGTGCGACTGGCATACCCAAAGGAAACATCTCAAAGTTTATAAGCGGACAACGACCCATGCCTAAACTTCCAACGATACAAAAGATAGCGGACTATTTAGATGTCTTACCAACATACCTTATGGGGTTAGACGATAACATGTGTGTATATACGACTAAACAATTAGTAGCACTTAACGAAAAAGAAAACGAAGAACTAATACTAAAGAAGCAACTCATTAGTGAAATACAATCGATATGCTCGTATGAAGAAATTGATAATCTTAAAATCATTTTGAATGTGGTCAAGACTTTGGCGAGGCACAATAAATGAACAAGGGAATATATAAAGACAACAAGGGTCGCTGGTATATCCACACCACTATCAAGGGTAAAACTTGCACTATAAGAGGATACGCCACTAAAAGAGAGGCGGAAGAAAACTACACCTTTGCCGTAGAAAAATGGAAGCGAGAACATAATGTTTTTGATGTGGCTGATACATACGAGTGCGTGCTAGAAGATTATTATATCTATCGTAGTAAGTTAGTTAGACAAGAGAGTTTAAGAAAAGACAAGACACAACTCAACGGATATTTTCATACGCTGTTTGCTGGTGATGTAATTAAGAACATCTTTGTTAAGAAACGATTAGAGATTATTTATTCTAACATTGTCAGCAACGATAACTTTAGCAATGAGAAGAAATCTCGCCTTGTCATTGTGTTCAAAGAGTTCGCCAAGTATTGTCACATGGTTAGACTAATCAGTGAAGATATTTATAAAGACTTTTTAATGGTGTTCTTACCTATCAAAGTTAGTAGGCAACCAAACAAAAGCAAGAGATATATCCCGCAATCACACATAAACGCCATTCTAAACGAGATTAACAAAGTTAATGATAATTTATTCTACCTTGCTTTTTCCGTTGCTTATTCAAGCGGTTTGAGAATTAGCGAACTACTTGGTTTATATGGTGAAGATATTGACCTAGAGAACAAGAAGATAAAAGTCCAAAGGCAATTACTCACTAACGGCACTATCACCACTACATTAAAGACATCTAATAGTTATAGAGAGATACCAATTAGTCAAATCGTTTATAATCGACTAAAAAGTTTAGTTTTAAGTGGCAATCGACTATTCAATTATTCACATACCACATTCAAACGGAAACTTGCCTACTATGAGAAGCAAGCGGGTGTTCCTAATTATTCAGCACATGAGTTGCGCCATACCTTTTGCACAAACCTTGCTAGTAAAGTAACTAATATAAGTGAAGTAACTTATTGTGCGAAGGTTAGCGGTCACACTGTATCAATGTTCTTGAATACTTATTGCCGTAGTTTAGATAAGGAACTTGAAGGGAAGTTCTTTAACTGATATAATAATTTTAGATTGGTGGATATATACCACTACGGTCACATTTGCGGACTGGGGCTATCCCACTCGGTGTGACTTTTTTTATGCCAATGCTCAAACAATGCTCAAAGCAATGCTCACGAGGTAATAAAAAACCCTATATATTTTATATATAGGGGTTTTAATTAAATGGTCGGGACGACAGGGACACTGCCATTTGACATATTATTTATAATAATAAATAGTTTTTGTAGTGTTTCTAATTGTTTTTGCCTAATACTTTAGTATTAAACATTCCTCCAGTTTCCATTTTGAGCATTGTGAGCATTTTTTATTAGAGGGGTTTGAAGTTATCTCACCCCTCGTAATTATTGTGCTTTCTCGTAGGCAAGTAATACACCTTTGAGCGAGTTTTTGAAGGCTGTGACATCGGTGTAAGCATTATCTCTAATGTAAACACGTTCTAATAAAGAACTAATATGTTGTAAAGCGACACCGAAACACTTATCAGTAGCACCACTATATAAATCACTACCATTTGCATTTGCGCACCTCTTATACTTTGTAGTAATCGTATTCATTGTGTTGCTCATAGCATTGTTAGGCAAACTTGCATAGAATACATAACCACTATCAACTTGTGAGTATTCCCAATTTAATGTTCCTAAATCAACTACTTCTACGTTATCAAAACTGATTGACCCTTTTATAGCAACTATGTTTTTAAGTGTTCCACCTAACGCTTCTTTGAGTTGAGCGTCAACGCTATCTCTAACGGCTTCACTTTCTTCGAGGTTAGTATCGAGGACGATACGTTCCATATCCCCGTCACAGTGTTTGATTAAGGTATCTAATGAAGCCTTGTAATCAACTGGGTAGAAGGTGTCACAGCCTTGTGAAACACCATTGAACGCTTCAACAACATCATCGTCACCACGCTTCCATTGCATTGAGCCAAAGTCGTCAATGTCAAGGGTTTCATTAAATGATGTGCCTTGTTCTTCTTTGTATTCAGCGAGTTCATAGAATAGATAGACACCTTGCATTGCTTGTTTGAATTGTTCGGCTGTCATGCTATCACAAGCACTATCTCTAATAACTATAAATCCTTGCAAAGAAACACAAATTGATTTGTCAGTTCCGTCACCACCAAGCCATTGTGTTCCACCAGCAATATTCGCATACTTTGCGTTTATAATATTTGCTTTTGTCACATTATCTTGTGCTGGTTTAACTTTAAGATTGCCTAGTGTAGTTGTATCCCAACAATACCACAACACTTGACCAGCGTTGCCAGTAGAAGTATTCCAAGTTAATAACCCAAGATTTACAACACCAACTCGTCTTGTGATAACACCATTAGGTGCTTTGCTATCACACACATTGCCAGCACTTCTTAAAACTTCCGTGCCAGTATCAACGAGTGTTAAGACTTTGTATGGATAGTATTGGTCGTAACCGCTTTCACCTTCGTAGTAACGGGAAATGGTGATGTTATTGTTATATGTTAACCCATACTCGCTGTTCATTCTAAATCTTAAATAGCAACAATTTGCTGGGGTAGTAAATGGGTTTCTAGTATTATTTGAAACGCTTATTTCACTAATGAAATTATCATTAGCGTCATAGAAGAATAACACGCCATTTTTAATAGAGCCAGTAGCAACATTCCAATAATATTGAGTGTTTGGTGAAACTTTAATTGGGCTTGTTGCCTTGCTTCTTAAACAATTATCGCTTATTGGTTGACCTTCACTATTGTATGTGCCTTGTTCCGCTTCTTCGTCCCACACATTTCTACCAATACATTCCAAATATTGTGCATTACTTGGAACGAGTGTGCCAGCGTTATATGCTAGGCTACCACGATAGTAGTTGAAGAACGCTTCGGGGTGATTGAGTAAGTATGTTGGGATACGGTCATTAGAGCCAAACCATAAGGTGAGGTCGATAACAAAGACATTTTTTACTTGGTATGTGCAAGGTGCTGTTGTAAACACATATATATAACCTTTTGAACTATTTACTGTTCTTTCAGTTAGTATAGTAAAAGTTTGCCAATTAGTGCTTAAATCACCTACTCTTACTAATGTAGAGCCACTACCACTTCCCATTCTTAATTCACAAGTTGTGCCGTCATTTTTTGCATTTATTAAATACAAGTATTTATGCCCTAATTCATAAGAAATTGAGTTTCTTGAATATACACCATTGTTTGCAATAGTAGAAACAATGTTTGCAACGCCACTACTATAAGTTGCAGTAACACCACTTTCACTCAACCAGTTGTCGCTATTTAACTCTTGCGCATATTGATTAACAACCACAGCATTACCGTTCTTATTTCTTAATTCAGCATAAGAGCCAGTGTCAACAATACTTTCACCATTACCACAGCCAGTGCCTTGATTAACGAATGGAATGTTTTGAGGTGTTCCGCTTTCGTCGTCATAAGGTGTGAGGTTTTCAGCGACTTGTGATTTGCCAGCAACCTTTGTGCCTTTTTCAAAGTTCTCAACTTCTTGGTCAAGTTCTTCTTTAACCACGATGTTTTGTGGGTTGCCACCAGCCTTGACAAAAGTTCCGTCCAAGAACTCTTTAAGACTGATTGTGTATTTAATGAAGTATGGTTGCTCGACTTGTGGCACTTGTTGTGGGTCAGTAACGAACTCTAATGTGCCGTAGTTATCTACCATTACATTGGTGTCCCAACCTTCGTTTTCAGTGAGTTCGGTTTCGGTGGCTAAAACATAGATAAGAACATCATTATCACCAAATTGATTTTTGAATGTAGTTGCGTCGGTATAAGAACTATCACATACATAAATATATGCAAGACCAGTTCCTACACCAAGTGAATAATGATATGAAAGTGCTTTATCTTCATTTTTATATGAACTATCACTAGCGGTGCAAATAAGAGTAGATAAAGCATATTTGCTACAACTAACTACTACATTAGATGTTACGGCTTGTTGAACTTTAATCATTAAATCGTTAAGACTAGATGTATAAAATAATTTTGAGCCACTATCATATAGCCAAGTTAAATCTTTTAATTTAGCAATACCAATTCTTCTCTTGCCACCACCACTTGCATAAGCGATGTCTTTGATGTCACCAATGCTTCTTAATTCGATGTTTGGTAATGTGACTTCTTGGGCTGAATAAGAATAATACTTGTCATAGCCTTCACCGTCCTCAAAGTAAACACTGATTGTGATGTCGTGGTTGTAAGTAGTTACATTGTCGTAGGTGTTTGTATGGAAAACCATATAACTCGCACCCGCTGGTGTAGTAAATGTTTCATTATTTGCATACCCAGCATATAACCGATTGCCGTTAACATCAAATACTTGCACATATAAGCCGTTAGCGTTGCCATTTTTAACATAGTATTCTTGGCTTTCGATTACTGGGATATGATTTGCACATCTAATGCAACTACCAGCCTCGCTCTTGTGACCGCTTGTGTCCCAATAGCCAACTTCCCATTCCTCGTCCCATTGTTGACGACCACGAGAGATTAACTTACTCACTTTGGCTGATAAGATTTCACCAGCGTTGTAAGCGTAGTAATCGAGTGGATAGTCGGCTTTGAATTGTTCGACACTTGTTGGCTCATTACCAGCACCATAGATTGCGGTAAGGTCAATCATTTGTGGCTTAAATGTTAAATCAACAGCACCAGCACCATTTTGGATAATAATTTGGTAAATAATTTTCTTATTTGAATTAACTGTTGCAATACCACCACTACCAATATCACTATCGGCATTAGTTCCACACCAACCTTCTTTTGCGAAATAAGTAGAAAGACTACCACCAGCGGGACAACCTGTAATTAAAATCTTATGACCTTCGGGATAATCAATAGCAAGACCGATATTAAAATAAGAAACTTGCCCTTGCTCACAAGTGCCTACCGCCCTAATAGTATGTGTTGTAGTATTTGTAGTATAGGTAATACCATATCTTGTTGCACCACCAGCATTATCTACATCGGCAAGTTGATTAAACTTCTTGGACTTACCTTCCATATACTCGAAGTTCTCAATGCCAGTTTTGACTTCGGCTTCACCACCAGTGATACCCATTGTGATTGGTGGGCAAGATAATTCGGGGTCGTCGATTTGTCTATCAGTTGCAAGGTCGTCAGCAAGACCGCTTCTTAATTGAGGACAATAATCGTTTCTCTTGGCGTAGGTTTCATTGATGATGTTTCCTTCACCGTCACGAATAGCACTCTCAACTTGGATAGGTCTATTGCTATGCCCTTTGTCACTCACATAAGAGTAAATGACATCACCAACATAGACTTCGGTGATTGTTAATAAATCACTTGAATATTTGTAGAGTTGTTGCCAGCCATTAGACCAAGCATAGAGATAGCCATTGTCTAACACGACATATAAGTTGCCGTCATTTTGTGCTGGTAAATTGCTTGTAGATTGAACGACTTTTGGTGTTGCTGAAACATTGACTACTTCCGCAACTGGATAAGTTGAGCCGTTCTTTGTGATAGAAATAACAAAGCCACCAGTGACATTGATGTCGCTGTAATTAACTTTTGTATTTCCTAATGTAATGATATTACCTTCCGCTGTGGTCACTCTTAAAGCAAGAGCGTCGAAGTCGGTTTGTGAAACAAGACCACTAATTAAGCCCGCAACTGGGATAGTGATTGTAGAGCCGTTTTGAAGCGTTAAGATAATGCTTTGTGTTTGAGCGTCGTAACTACCGCTAACAACCATGCTTTCGAGTGGCAAGTCAACTTGTTGTGAAGCAAGGACATTACCTTTTGCGTCCTTTAATGTCGCTGTCAAAACATAGGTTTGTTGGTCAACACTTAATTCGATTGTCTTACCGAACTTGTCAACATATTGTTTGGCGGTTGCGTCGTCGTCAGCCACTGGTGTAGTTGGAACGGATAATTGACCGCTTGTCATTTTTCTACGAGCGATGTTACCGTCTTTACCTTCAACATTATCGACTGGCATTGTGGCTTGTTCGCCATTAGCATTAGTGCCATAGACTTTATTGGTTTGATTGGTCACGAGAATACTTTGTAACTTTTCTTCTAATGCGTCAGTAAAGTCATTGGTAGATAAACCCTTGCCTTCAATTTTGTCAACCTTGTTGCTGGTTGGAATTGTGGCTTGAAGTTGTGATACCGCTTCGCCTTCTTCATTGAATAATGTAATAGTGAGAACATCATTAGTGTAGTCGAGGTCGAAGTCGCTAACACTACCGACTTTCAATTCGTCGATTTGTCTTTGTAATTCTTTTAAGATTTGTGGATAGAGGTGTTTAGCACCTTCACTTGTGTCAATAGTGTCGCCTAGTGTGATACTAACAATGTTTGTTTGCGCAACTTTGCTATCTTCTTCGTTGCCTTCTCTAAACTCTAATTGAATGTAAATCTTCTTGCATTGTGTTGAGATAGCACCCATAGTCCATTTGACTAATAATGCGCCTTCTTCAACGCTGATGTTTTCACTATCAATTAAAATCTCGTCAACGTAAGACTTATCTTCACTCTCGACTTTTAGATAGACGAGGTAGTCTTTGTATTGAACGAAGTGAGAATAGATATGCACGATGTCAACATCGTTATTGTTCACTACTGAAAAGCCGTATTGACTAACTTTTTTGTTTCTAAAATCAATAATAAACATTTCGTTTGTTCCTTTCTATTCTTCTTGTTTTTTCTTTGATGAAGCCTTTTTGTGTGCTTCTTCTTTTTTTGCTTGTTCGCCTTCTACTTTGATACCTTCATTATCTTCGGGTAACATAGGCATTTTTCCAAAACCCATAAGCGTTCCTCCTTATTTGCTGTTGATTTGTTTGGATAAGTCTATGATGTGTTCAATAAACTTTTTAACATTCAATACAAGTTCAACAATCTTGTATTTTTGTTTAACTGCATTAAGCACATAGGTGAGTTTCTCAACACTACCTTGCATTGCTTCGGCTTCAATCATTTTTTCTTCGATAAACTTTTTCATATCGCCACGAATGATTGCGACCACAATGCTGATGATACCGCTTAACACCGCAATGCCTAGAAGAACTAGGACAATAATAGTTTCGATATTCATAATGCTTATTTGCTGGACTTCTCTTTTTCAAGAGCGACAATTCTCACTTCATGTTTAGTCAACCATTTTTCGTGGCTGTCAACACGGGTGTTAAGATTATTTGTATTCTTCTCTATGTTCACTAACATAGTTTCCATGCGCACTAGCCTTGCTTCGGCTTCTTTTTCTTCTTTGGTTTCTTCCTTATTTTGCTTCTTGCGATTTCCTAAAAAGGTCATGATACCAATGAAAGCACCAACAACAGCCAATACGGTTGGTAAAGAAATGCTTAAACTTGAAACGTCCATTGACTTGCCTCCTTTCCCTAAAAAATAAAAAAGGTATCTCTCGACACCCTTTTGTGTTCGTAAAAACTTTTATCTACCTTTAAGATACCACGCCTAACCATTCAATGCAAAGATTATATTTTGCATTGGTTATGCCTTTATCATGTGTAGATTGAATTACTTTGAGTTGTGCTTCGGTCAAGTCATAACTCTTGTTCTTGAAAAGATAGTAAGCGGTAATGATGTGATACCACTTCTTGCTTTCAAGTGGAAGCCATGATACATAGCGTCTTAATAGTTCTTTGTATTCTTCTTCGTGGTCAAAGATATTAAACTCGTCAAGGTGCAAATCTTCGCCCTCAATGAGTTTCATGAAGTGGTAGATATAGCAACCAAGAAAAACTTTTGGTGTTCTTTCCAAACAATCGAAGTGAACATCTTTATCACTATCATGCTTATATTTAATCAACGCTTCTCTACGTTCTTCTTTGGTTTCATAATAATAAACAACATCTTTATCATTGCTATTTGGAAGAAACAACGACGAGCCAGTAGTATAAATTGCTTTTAGCATTACGCATTTGCCTCCAAGATAATTGTGTTGTCGCTCATATCACCATAGCCGTTTGCCAAAAAATGACAAGTGACATCATCGCGTAATGCTTGGTTGTTGAACTCACTAACACTTTCGTTGAGTTCACTAGCATTGTCGCTATCTAACCATAGATAACCATTTGCTTCCATATCGAAGTCCAAAATACCAGCCGAATACATAATTCTCAACTTAACTGGATAAGGGTTTGGGTTGTCAATTCTAATTTCCCAAGTAGATAAATCTCTCGTCATGAGAGTTGGTGCTTCTAATGGGTCGTCAACGCTATGGACTACACGACCTTTAAGTTTTCCTCTAAAGCCACCATTAAATGTGAGATTAACTTCTTCAACATTGATGATACCAACGCCCTCGATTGCAACTTTGTCTAATGGCTCAATGCGTGGGTCAATACGGCAATCACATTCGTAATAATTTCTACAAGAATAGTAGGCTCTAGTATTTGTTTGCGCCACCGCTAATTGTGCGCTAGAGTTCATTAAAGATTGGCACTTAATGTAATAGTTATTTGTATCGGGAATATCAAATGATAAGTTTTTGTAACCTAAAAACTCAACTGTATATCTACTACCGACCGAAGCGGACAGACCAATGTATTTAGCAACAACAGCAAAACTTAAATGCTGGTCACCTAAAAAAGCAATGCCTAGACTTTTATGTAATTCATAAGAGTTCTTTACATCATAAGTGCTACCGCCTTGTTGCCTACGAGCATTGAAATCAAGAACTGAAACTTGCTCGGCAAAACTCATTGAGATAGTTGGCTTTTCAAACGCGGAGGTAACATCATAGTAGTCACTTCCAACAACCGTTTGTGCGCCACTAGATACCATACCATAATAAGTGATTGTGCTTTTATCTTCTTCGTCTAAAGATTTTTTATAGTCATAGATATTTTTAGTATCTAATATCAAACTAAAACCACTGACTAAATCAACATATTCATTTGCTAATTTTGGTGTGCTTGTAAAGTTAAGGTTTGCTTGTTTAGCACCCTTGCCTAAACCGATAGCACAGTGTTGAACATACTCGGCAATGGAGGCTCGGTTTGGTAATGTTTCAATCAAATCGGGAAAAGAAAAGTTCTCACCAAGAAGGAATAACTCGACAGCATTGTTCTTGCCTACCAAAGCATTATAAGGGCTTTCGCCAGTGATAGTTGCTTTGTTTCTTCTTTCGTCAACCTCACATTTCTTTAGAAAGAAAACATAACCGTTAGTTGTCTTTTCGTTTTCAATCACAAATCTAACTACAAAAAACTTATAACCAGCATTTTGAAGGAAGAAGTTTTTATTGGTTGTGTCGATACTTTCCCAGTCCATGATAGTAAAAGCAATGCTGTCGTTTGGCATGCTTTCGCAAACACCTTTGTTTGTTCTTCGCATAGAAAAACTCTCGATGTTTGTTTTATCAAACGCCTTTGTTAGTGAGGTCGCTTCAAACTTATATATTTCAACATCACAGTCTTTTATGACTGTTTGTTTCATGTAATTATCAAAGTTACCAGTGAGCATGATTATACCTCAATAAACGATAACTTAAAGTTCTCATAATATTCGGGTGCTACACCACCACCAACTTGTGTCATACCAATTTGTTTATTCTTAACGGTATCTACTGACCTATCCGCACCTACATAAAAGTATTTAGTAAGCCATGTGCCAGTATCGGTATCGTAATAGTAGGCATAGAAAAACTTATTATCAGCAAAGAACGAAGCGAGTAACACATAGTTGGCGTTGGAAATTATTTTCCAAGAGAGTTCAATCTTTCTAATGTTGGCTCTAATAAGATTACCAATCATTACGCCTTTTGAGTTTCTTCCTCCGTCAAACACATCGGTAGATGTTGTCTTGTATGTATCACCGATTGGAACTTCAACGCTTCCAGTTCCACCACTTTGGGCTATGGCTTCGGTTGTGCCTAATCTAACTAAAAACTTTCCCATAGTTTATTTCCCCCAGTTGATGTTGCCACCTAATACGACATCAGCACCAAAGTTCTTTTGTCTTTTTGTGACCACTCTAGCAAGTTCGTTGCCGTCGAGATTGATAACTACTTCTTGTGGGTTTCCACCCTCTCTCATTGCACTACGCACGGCTTCGTAAATGCCTTGTGTAATTTGGTCGTTGTTTGCTACGGCTGTTTGACCGTTTGCAAATTGACCAACTAATTCATTATGATTGGCAAAAAACAAACCGTCCTCTGGAAAACCACCAGTGGCAAAACTTCTTATATTAACGCGGGTTTTAGTTCTATCATCAACCCCGATAGTAAACCAACTCTTAATTTCTTCCCAAGCCTTGCTAATAATATTGTTATTTATCCAATCAATAAAACCACAAATCTTTTCTAGCACCCATGCAATGCCCTCAACGATAGGTTTAAGGATAGTTGCAACAGCATGAATAATTGGTTTAAGACCATTAAAGATGTCAGCAATAATTTTGTGTGTTTGCCCAAGCGTTCCGTTGATGATATTTATAACGTGAGCGACTACCTTGACAATATCTTGCAATGCTGGTGAGAGTGCTTCCATGATAGAAGCAACCACATCAAAGATTGCGGTCAAAGCATTAGCAACATTAAGCAAACTATTGTTAGCACTTTCGTAAGTTTCTTCAACAAGAGTAGAAATAAGGTCAGCAATCATACCAATAATCTTACTAATTGGTGTAAGCAATCTCGCGATTGCTGGTAAGAGTTTATCAACTAAATCTCTAAATGCCTTTACAACGGGCGCAAACGCCTCTCTAATCTTCGCAAATGTTTCTTTAAGGGAATTAGCCAACTCGTTTTGCTTTGTGCCTAGATTGACTTGTTCAGTGGTAAAACCGCCAGCGTTGTCGTCTTGGTTAATGATATTAAGTTCGTCGATACCTAACGCTTGGGTTTTCTTGGCTTCTTTATTCCACTCTTTTAATTCATAAGTAGCCTTTGAGAATGTGTCTTGACCGTTGACACTAGCAAAGAACTCGGCAAATGTATTTCCAAGTTCACCGACTAACATCATAACTTTTTCAAGGGCTGGTGTTACGATTTGAATAAGTGGTGCAAGCATAGCACCAATGCTGTTCTTGACAAAAGTAAAAGCACTAGACAATCTTGATAGACTGTCTTGAACACCAGTATCAAACTGGGCTACATTCTTAATGCCTTCGCTTAAAGCCTTATAGATTTCTTGAATTATCTTACGGATAATTCTATATTTCATGATGTTCTTGAATTGGTTGACTAACTTCTTCAAGCCATTCACACTTGCCTTGTTTGCGCTCTTATCTAACTTCTTAACTTCTTTTTCAAGGTTAGATACTTCTTTACTTTCTTTGGCTGTTTCTTTACTAGCATTAGCCATTTCAGTGTTTGTTTCTTCGGTTTGGACTTTAAGGCTACCCATGATTTGTGTAACTCTTTCAGCGGAATAACCCATGCCTTCAAGAACTTTTGACACTTGTTCAAATTGCTCTTTAGAAAAGACATTGTTTTCTTTCTTGATAGCACCAAAAATAGCCTTGATTTGTTCAGCGTTCAAACCAAGATATGAGAACACACTGGTTAATTCTTTAGTGTTTGTTTTGAGGTGACCTAAAATAGCATTGACTTGCTCGGCATTAAGACCCATGCCACGCAACATTTCGGTAACGCTAGATAATTGAGAGCCGTCAAATACTTTAGCCTCTTTTCTAAATGCACTAATGATTGCTTTAACTTGCTCGGCGTTTAGACCTAACTTTGTTAAACTATCACTGAATTGTTCAAGTGGCTCTTTGCCTTCTTTGAACGACATCTTCAAACCTTCGATAACCGCTGGTAATTGTTCTTCAATGGTCGTAAAGTTTGGAATGTAATCTTCGGGCTTTGAGTTATTTGCTGTGCCACCTAAAGCACCAGTAAGTCCACTACCGTTAAGTGACTTTTGAAAAGCCTTATTTTGAAAAGCCTTAAAAGCGTTTACAACATCTTGCAAACCTTTAGAAACATTACTAAAGTCAATCTTTGCAATACCTTGTAAAAGTTTTTTGACTTCAACTATCCTCTTGTCGTCGAGGTTTTTAGCGGTTTCTTCGAGATTACGGAGGTTAGTATAAAGTGCTTTGATAGAAGTATTTGCTTGCTTGCTATCAGCGTTAATCGTAATAGTCAATGTATCGTAACTTGTATTCACTTCTTACTAGCCTCCACTCTCTTAAACATATAGTCAACGAAGCGTTGATACTTCTCTTTTTCTTGGTCAGCAACTTCTTCCGCACTAATAGGAATAGGCTGTTTGAGGTATGGCTTCGCTCTATGCTCTTTGCTGAATGGGTTAATCACTGGCACTAAAGCACCTATCGCTTGATAGATGTAAGCACCTTGCAACCACATTTCATTATTTCTTTTACGCTGTCTTAACTTTTCCGCCTCAATGTAAGAGTTAATTAAGGCTGGGTCATCATACCAGTATTGGTCATAAGTCATACCAATCGATAAGGCGTAAGCAAACAGTTTATCAAGATAATTTAGAATATCTTTTGGGGAAGCGGGTTGTTGGCTTTCTAGTCCTCCTCCACTTCCCATGTCAAGTTTTTTGCGTCTTGTTCTACACTTGAAACAACACCTTGAACTAATGACATTAACTTATTAAAGAACTCGGTTGGGTTTGGTATAGCCATAACCCATTTTTCAATGTCACTATCACTTGGCATATCGTCCTTGTGATGTTCAACAAGACCAGCCTTAATAAGCAAGCCGATAGCCTTTAACGAAGTATCTACATACTCATTAGATGTTTCCTCTAACTTATCAATTTGTTTGAGAAGTTTATCCAAATCAACAAAGTAGTTTTTAACTTCGTCGCGGTTTTTATATTCAATGATGTATTCTTTGTCGTAAAACTTTAATTTAATTCTAGCCATTCCTAGAACACCTCCTTTTAGGTTTTAACTATGCAACTGTTGCGAATGTAATTGCACTCTTTGGTTTAATGACGATTGTCATTTCCATGACATCACCAACACCACCACCGTTTAATCTAACAGCGACTTCGGCTTCGGTCATAGAGAACTTACCATTAGCACCAGTTTCGTCAGTCTTATCGCTACAAAGTAAGATGTCAACAGCCTTATGGGTTGTGCCAATAGCGTTCAATTCTTGGAACTTGGCTTCGTCATAGTTTGCACCAAACTCTAAATCGTCACCATAGTTTTTTAAGCCGTCGATGAACTCATGGTATTCGCTACATAAATCGGTTGTTTCAATTTGGTCGGGGTTACCATGTGGGTCGATGTCGGGGAAACTCTTAATGCAATAAACGGTGTTATCGATTTTGAGTTTAACAAATTGTGTAGATAATGCTTGTTGTGGCATATCGCTTACCTCCTATAAATAACATGGTCTTTAGAAACGATTGCCTCGTATCTTGCAACGATTTGGAACATCGTTTCGTTTGTGTCTTGTAAATTATTTTTGCTTACTCTTACGAAACCGTAAGATGTAAGTAATGTATCCACTACTTGCAATATCTCGGTGGCTTTAGACTTTTTGTTTGGGTCTTTAGCATAGACATTGATTTCGTATTGGACTAACGCATGGTTTTCAACTTCGCAATCACTTGTTAATGTATCGACCATGTTCTCGATTTCTTCCACGCTAACAAACGGATATTTGCTAGGTGCATTTTTATATGTGCTAGATGTTCCAATGCTGGGGTCAAACGTATTGAGAGCATTTTTAACTAGCGTATAGACTGTGTTAGAAATATCAATCATTAGCCTAACCTCCTCATTTTCCCACTTTGCAATAGTTTCTTTATGGCGTTATTTCTTGCTCGCCATAAGGCTCGAACTGGTGGGTGACCATGCGTCCAAATAGCATATAAGCCACTCTTGGGACTTGGCTGTTCCCTTACTAGACTTTCATTAGCCATTCTTGGAACACCAGTTTCGCTTGGTCTTACCCACACTGGGTCTAAACCTTTTGACCTACGGTATCTCGTTAAGTGATAGTAACCTAATCTATCAATGCCTAACGGACGCTGTGCTACTTCGTGACCAGTTTGTCTATCAAAGCCAAATGCTGGTCTATCATTTCCGTCAGCGGTAGGGATATGAGCATTGTCAATACCTACACCAAACTCAATGAATAGCACTTGCCTACCACTACAAGTAATGGTATGGCTTCCTTCACCGTTTTTAGTCCGTATAACCGTGACAACTGGGTCGTCGGTTGATACATCATTCACCGCTTTATTAAAGTTTCTTCTAGCACCGTTTTCGATACGCACGGCTAACTCGTCCACAATATCAGTTTGTATTTTTCTAATCTTGCTTTTGAGCCATGCTTCCGTGAACTTGCTAGTTGACATTGTTTCTTACCTTTTTGACCGCGATAACGACATCATTTAAGACATCGGCAATGCGTTCAACACGATAGTTATATAATGGTGTCCCGTCTTTATATTCAAGTTTCTTGTCGATAAAGAATACTGTGTTCTCGTCAATACCATACTTTTGGAAATCACTCATGGATAAGCACAAAGTTTTGTCATATTGAATATCACTACCGAATACTTCACTTTGGCTTGTCCCTCTTGCGCCACTAACACTAACTCGAATTGCTTTTGCGGGGTAATACTTAATGATAACTTCACCAGTGTATTCACCGTTGCTATCTTTAACATCTTCCTCGCCTTTGTAATTGAGCATGAGAATGGACTTTGTGTTTCTTAATAGTTCTCTCATTTCGGGATACCTACCATTCTTGGTATGCTTGACAAGATTTCATTGACGCTTCGCCATTCACGAGTAACACCGTTCTCTACATGTCTTGCTTGACCTTCACCGCCACGCTGGTTGTAAAGGACAACAGTCAGTTCGAGTAGTTGTTCCTCAAATCTAGGCTCTACTTCTACAAGCGATGTGCCATAAGGATACCTATGGTTTAAGATTTTGCGTCGGGCTTGACGGAGGTAGATTTCAAAGACATCTTGAGTGACCACTTCGTCATTGCCCAACATTAGTTTGAAGTTTTCAAATCTTTCTTCAAGTGTCATATCTACCTCCGTTATTTGTTAGTTAGTTCTTACCCCAAATTAGGATAAGGTGATTGTTGCGTGAGCAAATGGAACGAGTTTAAGGTTAATGGCTGTGCCACTAGCGTCTTTAACTAATTCGTAGTTTGTCGCTGTTGCGAGTTGTGCTTCGGTTGGGGAAACGATTGCGTCGCTACCTTTCCATGAAACACCATGTGGGGCTAACACATATCTCATACGAGCGATTAAAGCGTCAACACCACCAGCGGTGAACGCGTCACGAGCCATTTCGTATGGGACTTTGACTAAACCTTCACCATATTCCCAAGATAATGCACCAAAGGAATAGATGTGGTGTGTGCCAACTTTGGCGTTTGTGCCACAAGCGTCGTCAACAACGACTAATCTATTGCCCCAGTAGGCGATGTCTTGGCTAATTCTTTCGATACCTTGTTCGTCGGTATATTTAGCGAATTGTAAGAGTTTGAGGTTGGCTAATGCCATAGCAACATAACTATCCATATAGACAACATCGAACATGCCTTTGGCTTTGTCGCCACATGCTTGGACGATTGCTTTGTTTAATTCAGTGCCGTCGATGTCACTTGTTAAGGCAAGTGTTCTATCTTTTAAGACACCGCTTGTGCCGTCGAATAAAGCACCAAGAATGGATAAAGCGGACGCTTTAATGTTGTTATCTTGCTCTTCACCGACTTGGTAGGCTTGGTTGTCTAATTCGCTTCTACCACCGATAGAAACAACGAAGTCTTTTTCTTTCCAAGAATTGACACGACCGATAACGATAACGGTTTGTGAATAGTTCTTGACATTGTTTGGAACGATGTCGGTAGAGCCGTCATAGTTTTGGGCTGTTCCACCTAAATTACCGTCGATTAAGATTGTCGCTTTGTTGCCACCCGCTTCGGCTGGAAACGCTGACATTAAACTACGGTTTACATTTCTTTTGAGATATGGGACAACATCGATGTTTCTCATACTTCTCATGTTACCAATGGCTCTAGCAAATACTTCACCATTGAACTTGACTGTGCTATCAAAAATTGATGGCATAATGTTTTCCTCCTATTTCTTTTCACTAGCCCATTCGTTGTATAACGCTGGGTTTGTTTCTTGGACTTTAAGCAAGTCCTCATAGCCCATTTTATCCAAATCGGCTTTTGTAATTGTTTTGTCCTTATTAGTTTCGGGGTCTTTGCCGTTCTTTAATAAGTCGGCTTTGATTTTTTCTTGTTGCGCTGTAACGAATTGTTTGCGGAACTCGATAGTAGATTTACCGTCTAACTCGGCTTCGGCTACTTTCTTCGCTAAATCAGCGTCGTAACCAAGACTAATATATTCGGTAATCTTGTCATTAAGTGCGAGTTTTCTAGTTAAGTCCTTGTTGGTCTTTTCCAAATCTTCGTAGTGAAGTTTGGTCTTTTCTTCTTCACTTAACTTTTCTTGTTCTTTACGCTTGAACTCGGCAATTTCACTGTTGCGGGCTGACAGCAAATCTTTATGCTTCTTTAAGTCAGCGTCCCTCTCGGTGTTTTTCTTACCAATAAGTTCGAGTGCCTTTTCGTCGTCAACACTATCTTCCTCGATAATGATACCTAACTTGGCTAATTGTTCTTTTGTCATACCTTTCTATGACCTCCTTGCGTTTTAAGGTGTTCCCTCACCATGAGTGCGAATTGTTTAGAGCGATTTCCCTATCGCTTGTATAAAAAAGACACTTTTTATAGTGTCCCTTTTGACCTATTTACTTCTTGCTTCTTAACTAGAACAATGGCTATCTTCTCGTGTTCCCGTTTGAACTCGACTTTAACTTCTTTGTCTAGTTGTTTAGTGATGTTTGGTAACAAATGATTTTTAATATCGTCCTCATTGGCTACCTTGTATAAGCATTTACGCTTTATTTTTAACACGCATAAGTTATTACTCGCGTATTTGATTTCACATTCATACCCTTGATTTAGAATTGTGCAAATTGCGTTTAACACTCTAGGTGTGAAGTCACTCGGTTGTAGCATTTTGCTTCCTCTTTTCGAGTTCTTCCACATATTTCTTGCTGGCTAAATAGGCTTCTTCGGGGTCAGCGAATAGACCACATGTAGCAAACGCAAGGCTTGGCTCAATCTTGTCGTTTTGTAACATCAACACAAGGGCGTTGACCTTTTGTGTTAAGTTCTCGTAATTTCTACGGGTAAACTTAACGGATATATCGGCACTGGATAAATCGACATCACCATAAGTTAGTGTTCTAACATAGTCCAGTGTGAGTTTAATAAATTGTTTTTCGCTCTTTCTAAAGCGGGCTTCGTCTTTAATGACCTTTGCTTCGACTTCCGTCCAGCCGTCGTGCATTTCGGTAGAGCCATTGTTACCACCGCCACTACCTTTTTGTTGAGGACAGCCAGCAATCTTGTATGCACATGAGATTAAGTATTCAACTAACTTCAACACTTGTTCTTGGTTGAGTTCTTGCGATAAATAATCGACATTTGCTTTGACTTCACCGCTATCGCTGATGTTAATAGCACCTAATTCTTTAAGTTCTTTTAACATTGGCTCGGTGATTTCAACATTCTTGAACACCATAATGGCTTGAATGAATTGTTCAATGCCGTCAATAGCGTTATTAAGAACGGTGTTAGCACTATTTAAGATGTCAATGACTGGCTCAAACGCGCCCATTCTTTCCGCATTGTTTGGATATTCAATGAGAGGTATCATGCCATAAGTATGTTCGGTCTTTTCAAGTAACGCTTTATTACTAAAGTCGTAGATGTAGAACATATCTTCCGTCCACGCTTGAAGTTTAATAACTCTCTTGTTATCAACTCTCTCAACAAGGACGATAACGCCTAATAATGGTTTCTCACCGATGTCACTAGAGTAAACAATGAAGGCTGTATTGCTTTCGATTGTGGATATATTGAACGGGCTTTTATTCTTATCGCCTCTAGTATATTTTTTGTTCGGCAATGTTAGTCGATACGCTGTGCCACAAATGGCTCTAGCGTTCTCAATCTCGATGTCTTTGTTCTCTTTATCTTCAATCTCGTTGAAGTCGTTATACTTATTGAGCATATCGACATCGGTATCTTTCTTTCGAGCAACATATTGGATAGGTTTTTCTAACAAGTAACCGATACGGAAGTTAGCGATTTCATACGCATGGTTGACCACCATTTTGTTACAAATCTCTTTTCTAATCTTCTTCACTCTTTGCTGGATAGGTTGAATACCGCGATAGTAGTTGTAGAGATAATCGATGTCACTAGCGTTTGCCAAAAATTGAGGATAGGCTTGGGCTAAAATTGTCCCAATGTTATCTTCGGTAACTTCTCTAAAGTTGGTAAAAATCTTTGTGCGTCCGTTCAACATCTCGGCTTCATAATATAATTACGAAACTTTTGTCAATAACCTTTTTAATGACGCTTTTTAGAACAAACGAGGAACTATTTTAATAGCGGTTTTGCGCTCAACAACTCTATCCATATCGATAGTTTTTGCTAGGCTATCGGGTGCGTCGTCTTTCTTCTTACGAGCGTTACCTTCAATCGTATATGAGGTTAGTTGGTGCATTGCCTTTTTGTAATCTTCGTCTTGATACTTTGGACTTAAAAAGTAGATTTGTCTAATTTCGGGTGCGCGGTCAAAAATGTGTAGTTGTTTACTTTCAGCACCACGTTGTTGCACCTTAAAAGCCGTGATTGATGTCACGTTTAATACATAGCCGTATTTCTTCTCTAACATCTCAACAACTTTGTTCTTGTATTCTTCCCCACCATTGTTGCTTTCAAACCTCACAGCGGTCATTTTGTGCTTAAAAATGCCATACGCTACCTTTGGTTGAGTGATGTTCTTTTCACCATTATCAAACACCCAGCCATGACAGTAGTAATCATCACCGTATTTATAGAGAATTGGAAGTGATGTATAGTCGCCACCACCGAAAGCGGGGTCACAAAAGCCAAATACTCTTTCGGGGTCGCCTTGTGGAAGAACACCGTCGTAGTAATTCAAATCTTCCGCTGGGAATAATAAGCCACTTCTTTCAACTGGCTCTTGCATATACACCGCGTTGAAGGAAGCAAGGTCGTTGTTTTGCTCATAAATCTTACGGAGGTCAACATAATACTGGGTTGAGAAGCCTTTACCATAGAGATAATCAAAGTTGCTCTCGCCTTTTTCGTTGAGTGCTGGTCGGCTATGGATAACATAACGGATACCAGTAAGAGAGATAACTTCTATTCTTCTACCGATTGGGTCGGCTAATGACCAACGAGTGCCTATCCATAACTTCTTGCAATTCATTTTGCCACGAGATAAGAGGTCGTTATTGACTTTCATATTGAGAATACCTAAACGCTCTTTATTAAGGGCTTCTTCGATACCGCTAACAAGGTCGTCACTAACTAAAATGCCGTCACAGTCACATGCACCGTTCAAACTTTCCGCGTCGATAGATTTGCCAGTAAAGGAATGGTATCTTTTTAATCGACCAGTATCCAAATAACATTCCTTTGAATTGCACATGTATTGTTTATCGAACTTGGCAAGCGGGAAAATCTTGTTCCATAAGTAAGTAACTTCGTCGGTTAAGATAGACATTAAGCCCTTATAGAAGGCATTAACTAGGTGTGTCGCACATGACGCATATAGATTAGCCTTTTCGGGGTGTAAGCCTACATACCAAGATATTACAAATAACACTAGCGTGGTCTTGCCTACACGCGGAGGCATAGATAAAAATAACTCGTCTATTTCGTCGTATATTAAAAGCCTCTCTAGGTCTTTCACAATCGGTAATAATTGAGTTCTTCTAGGTAGATAGAACGCTTGCTCTATCGGTCTATTAAACTCTAACGCTTGGAAATAACTGTCGAGGCTATAAGGTGTTTCAGCCACGAGTATTTGGAAATAGATGTCATAAAAGAACGCCTTACTAACAGTGGCTACTTTCATTTGCTTATCGATTACGCGCTTTAAGTGTTCAGTGAAAATCAAACCGTGCTTTACATCACGCTTTAACTCATTCTTCGCTAGGTTGAGAAGGTCTTTTATAGTTTGGTGGTTTTCATACTTCTCACTTTTAGCAACATCTAACACTCGATAAAACAAACTTTTTTCCACTAATCTTCGTCCTCCTCGTCCACTATTTCGTAGATGTCAGTATTATAGTATCGTTCAATTCTCACGCCTTTTTTGTATTGCTTTAATAAAAACTTTTTGGCTTTTTCCAAATCTCTAAACCAAGTCTTATTATAATCAGTGAAAGAATAGCAAGGGTCATACTTGTCCTCATAGCCCTCAATTAAGAAACTATCTACGCCCAAGTATTCAACCACCTCACCGATGATTTGATAATCATAAATACACCATACTTTTTCACCTATTTTTGGTTTCATAACAGCACCTCTTTAGATTTTAGATAAACCGTATTTATACTTTATTTCACTCAATAGTGTAAAGAACTCGAAATCGCTCATTTCATTTCCTAACCATTTATCGTGCAAAGCGAGTATTTCATTTAATGCTTTGAGTTCTTGTTCTATTACATCACAAGACTTGTTCTTATCAAAGTCACGCATGTATGTGTTTGGTGCGGTTTCTTGCCTAATGCGTTTTAATTCTTTCAATGCTTCGCTCATAATAAGCACCTCATTTAATTCGTTCTATTTTACCAGCCCCAAAAAGGCAAAGAATAGTTCCTATATCTAGGAAAATAACAAGCATTGCTTTAATCATTTCGTATGTCATAACAACACCTCTTTCAATAAGTCCCAGTCTTCTTGGGTTAACTTTCTTCTACTAAATTGAATGTCCCAGTTTTTAGTTAATTGCCAACGAATATCATTGTCCCATAATTGTTCATATTCTTCATAACTTGTTTGACTTTTGAATAACGCAATTAAATTAGGGACATTAACTTTCTTGTCTTTAATAATCTCTAATGCTTTGAGTTCTTTTTCAATGATGTCAAAATCTTTATTGATACTTTCATCTTTTCCACATTCCATATCGTGAATGTGTCTAATTGTTTTTAATTTTTCTAAACCTTTATTCATTGTTTTTCCCCTTAATTGCCTTTGCCAAATTGTTTATTGCTGTGCCAATAATGAAACTAGCCACCATTATAGAAAGATTTACACCTAGTAATGATAATTGCAAAATTACTAATTGAAACTCGCTCATAATATCGCCTCGTGTTCACCTAAAACCCAGTCTTGCATATCGCCATATTTATAGTAGCCTTCATAGAACTTCTTATTCGTGTAGATATTAAATACAATACCTCGCGACCACGCCTTGCCACTACGCGTAGGTGTGCGCTGGTCATTAAGATATTCACTAATAGCGTCAAATGTAAACCCATGAACATCACGCATTTCAAAAATCATTTTAACGATTGGTGCTTCAACTTCGTCAATGGTCAACACACCACGCACGGTTTTATAACCAAATGGAGGACGACCACCAGCATATCCACCTTTCGCACTCTTAACAGCCCTACCAGCACGCGTTCTCATTTCAATGTTGCGACGTTCTTGTTCCGCACAAAATATCATTAACGCCATTTGCGCATGAACGGTTGGGTCAGCCTCGTCAAAGTTTTCAGTCGCACTAACTAATTGCACATTTTTCTTGCCGAGCATAAAGAGGAAATAGAAGAACAATTTGATGTCCCTCGCAATACGGTCGCTTTTATAAACAATGACAGCCTCATAAGGCGGGTTTTTAACATCATTCCCAAAGACAATCTCGTCAAACGCTGGACGCTTTTCCTTAACGCCACTAATAACATCTTTCGCCCACTCGACGATTACATACCCATTCGCATACGCATATTTGGTGATTGCTTCTTTTTGCGCCTCTAAACCATAACGGTCGTCGCGCCCTTGTTCCGCTGTCGAAACTCTTAAATATCCTATCGCTTTTTTCATTCGATTACCCCCTTTGGTAACAAGGACATATTACATCGTTAATTAAATCGTGTCAAGAAATAAACTAACGAAAATGGTCTTTTTGTTTTTCGCGATATGAGGGGGCTTTTGATTTTGAAAGAGGTTTTGGGGCTAACCCCGCGAGCAAAATATCCTTGTTCATTTCCCCCGTTCCCGTGCCTCTACGAGCCTAAAAACACGCAAAAAATGTATATATCTTTGATATATAGTTATAACTCTTTTTGTAATGTTGTAAAAATTAAGATTATGACGACAAACAGCAAACGAGGCAAGCGGGGCGGGGCTTATACGCGTAAAGAAGCGGGCGACATGTCAAACACTTTTTATATATATTTAATAACTACACTTTTATATAAATGCTTTACTTACTTACTTAATATACACGCGTTGTTATTATTCTTTAATGTCTTAAATGCACGCAAGCGAGGCAATAAAAAAACACGTTTTATAATGTCTAAAAATAAAGCGTTGTTAAAATCATTAAAAATATTTTATTGACATATATTTTATTATTTGATACACTTTACAACGTCAAAAGACACACGGGGACAAATAACAGCGCGACAGTATCGCAACACTAGCCCCGAAACATAGCCCGCGAGTATAGTTATTCAAACGGACGCAAGCATATCAATAGACAGCGATAAACAATAAAACAGACGCGCGCCACTTTAAGGACGCGGGGCGAGTGATAAAGCGACGTAACAACGACGACGCAAGGCAAGCCACGCGGGGCAACACTTAAAGCAACACAAGCGACGCAATAACAGCGGGCGCAATGTTGTCAAATGTGAGATATGCGACGACGGCAACAGCCCCGCAATTATTTAATACTAGCGGGGGCGTGATATGTTGCCGTTGCTATGTTGTAAAGTATTAAAACATTTTTATCTTTAATTGATAGCGTTAAAAAGTAGCGAGATAAGGCGCAAAAAATACCACGATAAAAGCCCGCAATTATTGCAAGTTGTAAGCAAACGGGGGCGGGCTTAAAGTTAGAAGCGAGCGCGGGAATATATGCGAGATAAGACGCGAGGATATAAGGCGAGGCGAGGCGGATAAAACAAGTTAAAAAGCAACATATAAAAAGACGCTAATGTTAAAACGCTATTTAATTACATATATTTATATATTAACGGCTTATATATTGCCGTGTTTTTTTGTTAGTTTTTAGCGGGCTTTTCTAGTCGCTAATGATAAGCGAATGAGTAGAAAAAAAGCCCGCATTTTATTTAATAAATTAAATAAGCCGTCACAAGTTTACGAGGCTAACGACGGCTTAAATTGAGGCTAAAAATACGACTTTTAGGGGGTATTTTCGGCTTTTTTATTATACCACTTTAGGGGGCTTATGCTATGAAAAAATATCAATATAACGCAATTTTAGAATATGTCAACGAGTTTGACGGGGCTACTATCGACGCAAAAACGGGCGACATCGCGCTACTTGACGCGGGCTATATGGTAAGCGTTGCGGGCTATGAAAAACGCGTTAAAAAATTGACTTTTAGGGCTTTACAAAAAGCACAAAAAACAGCACAAAGTTTAGGGGGCTTTTTAGGGCTATGGATAGACAACGGCTATATTTATATAGATGTTAGTTTATGCTTTGATAATCTAGCGACAGCCTACATGATAGGGCGCAAAAATGAACAAATAGCAATTTTTGACAATGCTAACAAAGTTAGCATTTACTTAAAATAAGTAACAAGGGGGCTAAAAAGTTATGTTACATTACGAGTTAAAACAATTAAGCGACAAGCGCATTAAATGCACAACAATCACAGCACGCGAGGCTATCGACAAGGCTATTGACGAGGTATGCGAGGCTATCGGCTTACATAGGGCGCATACATTGACAATAAATGATTATAGCGTTGAGGTTGCCTACGGCACATATAGCAACACTTATTATTTATTTTAGGGGGCTTAAAACATGACAAAGCAAGAGGCAAAAAAAGCAATTAAGCAATACGGCTTGTATGACTTTTTACATGATTACTTTTTAGACGACGCAAACGCACAAGAAATTGTCTTTAGAGTATTAGACAACATTGACACAAAAACGCTACAAAAAGCAATTAACAAAGCGACTAGATAATAGGGGGTAAAAAAGAGTTATGAATAAGAAACAACAAAGTATTTTAGACGCTTACAACAACAGCAATTTAGAAACATTACACGAGTGTTACGGCTCATGGTCGTGGGCTAAAGAACGCGCATATAATTATTGCCGTAAATTATGCGCGGATAAAAACGGCTACGGCTTTACAATTATTAGTTATAACATCTTTATGTTTACTATCGGCTTTAAGTATCTTAAAGACGGCAAAGAATATTTACACTATGAGAGCGATAGAACAACGCTCGATTTTTGTATTGAATAAGGGGGGCGAGTTATGACAGCCAAAAAGTTATTAGAAAATCTTAACCGCGATAACTACTTACAACGACAATATAAGATTATCGCAAAGACACAACACAAGGACGCTAAAAGCGTTTACATCTTACAAAGCGACGACAACGGACAGCCTCGCTTTATCTTATCTTATAGGCTCGACATTAACTTTTTATGTAATGTCACTACGCTTGACTACGGGCATTTGACAGCGAGCGAGTTAAAACACTTTGAAAACGCTATCGAGGGGGACAAGTAGTCATGGAAATACAATATTACATTGACGACTATCTAGTTAAAGCGTTACACGAGGCTAAAGACACGCTAGAAAAAAAGCAAGACGAGTTAGAAAACATCGACGAGGACTTGCACGACTGGACGCAAGAGGAAATAGAGGCAACGCGTCGCGATGTTAAAAGACTACAAAACTTAATTAAGCACATCGAAAAAGACATCGCGCTATCACGCGAGTTAGAAACATATTAGGGGGCTTTAGGGCTATGACACAGCAAGAAAAGAGAACAGCACAATTAAACAAAGTGCTTAATGCTATTAAAGACAAGTTAGAAAACGATAAAAATAAGGCATGGGCGGACGGCTGGATACACGAGTTAAACATGACGGGCTTTTTCTACTCATGCGGACGATTTAACGACATGCAAGTTTTAACAAAGTTAATCTTTGCGGGTATTGCATGCGGTATGGAAAAGAATGACTTTATGAAATTGTTAGCACAAGAGGGGGACTTATTCTATGAAAAAAACTAACGACGGCACATTATATTTAGGCATTGACGACATCATGGACGAGATTGAAAATCTCGCTCACTCACAAGGCTTTTATGGACGCTTGCATAGGGACTTATGCGAGATACGCGACAACGACGCTGACGCATGGCAAGAGGTAGTTGAAAAGTTAGAGGCTCAACACTTTAGAACAACACTCGACATGGTTTTATTCTTTGAATGTTAGGAGGTTACGACAATGAATAACGAAAAAATTAAGAGGGTAGAAATTACTAAAAAAGTTTTGCTTGAACGAGTAGCAAACAGCATGACATCTTATAGACGCTATGGCGTTTACTTTAAGGCTTACACGGACGACAAGGGCGGTTACTACCGCTTTAACGATGTAGTGCTAGTGTATGACGAAGATGTATGCGAGTATGCGGACAAAGATTATGTTGGTGAGAAGCAAAGCAAGGCGATTATTAGCGAGTTTGTTTTCTTTGATATTGACGGGCAATATGTAGGCTTAACAATAGACAAGGCACGCGAGTTACAGCGTGAACACATCGATAGTTATAACAAGAGCATTTTTTAGGGGGATAATGGCATGAACAAAAAAGATTTCAAAACTAGATTTAATAAACTTTTCAAAGGTTGCACATTGTATTGCATACAATTAGACGGCTTTAGCCATGCGATTTACTACAAGGATAAAGACGGGCAAAGACATCATTGTGATTATAGTTTGTATTACAGCGAGCGCAACGACAAAGACGAGTATATGCGTTACACAACGGACGGCAAAGCAATTTTATACTCGTTTAATTTAGACATCGTTAAAGAGTTTTTTAACGGGTTAGGACATCTATGCTATAAGCATAATGCACAAGAACTTATCTTTAAGGACGCGTCGTTATGGTAAAGAATAAAATCTATCTAAACGAATTGCATAACAAAGCGTTGATTATCAATGATAGGGACAAGACATTTAGGCTTGTTAATATAAGCGACTTGCAACAACAAGTTGCTTTTCATTATACAACAACACTAGCACGCATGCGAGAGGTTGCAAGAATAGCAACAGCGCAAGGATACACAAGGGGGTAACACATGAGTAAGTATCGCTACAACATCTATCGAGATGTAAAAGACTTTTTCAAAGAAAACTATGACGAGGACATCGACAACGAAAGAATAGACAAGATGTCTAAACACGATGTGCTGGACTATTACTTACAATGGAACGGCATTATAGGCTGGACTGGTGACATCGTTAATATCATGGAGGCTTAATTAAGGAGGCAAAAAACATGGCTAACTACACCACTATTAAAGTTGAAAGACGCTACACCGATGTAGCACAAGCATTTATCACCATTGAGAACAAAGCAAAGCACATCTACATTGAACTCAACGCGTGGTATTACGAAACACGCTCGTCATGGGGACACAAGGCTTATATAAGCGGACACATAGGCGATAGTTATTGTAACCGCCATGACTTCAAGCACGTTTATTATAACCGCACATGGGAATGTTATCGTTTTCAAAGCGTATTGCATGAGGCATTTTATGGTTGCGGTTTTAAGGTTGACAAGAAGTTATTAAATAACTTATGGAAGCGCATTGACGAAAAAGCAAGGAGGGTTTTATGAGTAAGTATCTATTGTATCGTGACGCTTATGTCACACTCTTTAACGACAATCAAAAATGTTTAGCGATTTTTGTAAATGAACGAGGGCTTACAAAGGTCGTTAATTATGACGACAACTTCTATTCATACATCGACGACATTGACGCTTACAACATGCTTATTAAACATGCTACGGGCGACGAACAAGAACAGCAAAAATATCTAGGCAAGTTTATTAAATACATAGCGCGTGAGTTGCGAAAAGGTGACACACAAATAGATTACGACGACTTAAAAGAGAGGGGGTATGTATGGCTAGATTAAGAGAAAGTTTTTTCATTAAATGTGAGGAATGTGGGGCGGAAGTAGAAATCTATGACGCATTATGGAACGAATGTGACAAGTGCGGGGCTTTATACAACGGCTTCGGTCAATTACTAGAACGCGGGTGTGACGACATCAACCACCCGTGCCACGACGGCAAACTATATTAGGAGGGAACATGGAAACTTATTACATAAGAACATTAAACGAAAGCCTCTATACTGGTGGCAAGCGTGCCTATGGCGTAGAGATTTTGAACAGCGACATGACGCATAATCAAACAATTACAAGCGTGACATTAAAGGCGGTCGAAACCCGCTTATTAAACATGAACTACAATGTGATTAGACTTAAACCAAAAACAATTTATTAGGAGGTATTTATGGTTAGCAAAGAACAATTTAGGGACGCTGTGGTGATACCACAACACATCAAGTTATTTATTCACAACAAGACAAGCGAGCAAGATGTCAATGACATAGGCTTGCAATTATTAACACGCGGTTTAGGTGGCAAACCTAACGACGACGACGCTCACATTTTAGCAAAGACTGAAACAGCGGTTGCATATAGAGTGCGTGACGAAATCTACATCATACCCGCACGAGTTAAGGAAGTGCCTATGGCTGTCACTATTGACAAGAATAAGCCATGTGTTCACCTCGTGTTTGAATACCCATGCGAAATGCGTGAGGAAGATTTGGAGGCTTACTAATGGAAGCAATTAAAATGGATAGACGCTTGGCATTAAGGCTCTTAAATAACGGGTTTTGCAAGGTTAAATTAAAGGGCTGGGGTAGCGTGTTCACCACTGGCAAAAACATCGTTCTATTGACTGGTATTGACAGCGTGCAAATGGTTGCAATTAGAGAACTTCAAGACGAGTTATGGAACATTAAACAAATTACACACATTGAATATACTGACCGCTTCGGTTGCAAAAGTTTTATGGAGGTTGACTGGTAATGAAAGAAGAAATCAATGTTAGGGAATGGCAAAAAGAGTTTGAGGCTGGCTCTTTTGACGCAAGCGATGTTCGCACACAAATTACGGCTGGCTGGTATGACTGGTTTTGCAAAGACACATCATTAAGAAACAAGACTTACAAAATGGGTAACATCATTAAGCAAGTCAAGGACGGGGGCAAGGTTGATTTAGACAACTGGTATGTTTGGTTTAAGAATAATTGCCCGTTGAATGGTGGCTTATATGACGACTTCCGCTTTGCTATGAAAAAGACTGGCGATGTCATGTTCACTATTCAAATTGATTGTTGCTGGAACAAACATCGATACAGCGTCTATGGTAGAAAGCCTACCGAGAACGGCTGGACTACATTCTTTGAAACACCACTATTCGAGTGTGATAACTCACGCGATTTAGTTAAGTGGCTTAACACAAGGTGGGGTGACTAGCATGAAGAAACTTTATTATGTTGAATGTGATAGCGAATATTCATGTGGTTATCTCAATCAAGACATCAATGAGTTAGGATACTGGGGCTGGTATCCTACCCGAAAGCAAGCGCACGAGGCTATGATTAAGTGCAAGAACGAAGCCAAAGAAAAATATGCTAGTGAAATTGCTGGCGAAAACAAGGCTGGCAACACTATCACTATTGACTTATGGTCGTGCGAAGTTGAGAACGACTTCGACATTGAAGAAGAAAGCATTTGGTCGGTAGAAGATAGACAACTTATTGAAAGCCGTTACTTATGCGGGAGGTATTAGCATGGCAAGGTATCAAGTAGTTTTTTGTCAAGGCAACTACACAGCCGTTGACTTTGAAACGGACGACTATTCGCAAGCACAAGAAATGCGCGTTCACTTGCAAGCACAAATGGCGGAAGCGGGCGAGCATAATTTCTACTACATCATTGAGGATACTTACATGAATGAACTAGAAAAGAAAAAAGGCTACCGCTACTACAAGGAACTAGCAAGACAAAACGCTATTGCTTATCAAGAGTATGCGAGTGTTCAACACATGGCTACCGACGACATAGTGAAAGCACAAACATACTTTACTTTGTTGGGCAAGAGATACGGCTTGCTCAAAGAGTTTAGAGAGAACGGCATTTTATAGGAGGTTTAATCAATGAAGATTGTTAAGAAAGTTATATTGAACAAGAACGAAAGAAACATGATTAAGTATGCGCTTTACATGCGCGGTGAAACATTTAGGTCATGGTGCAAAAAGGTTAGTGGTAAAGAAACTCAAACCACTTCTTTTATTAGCAACATCATGGAAACTGGTGTTGTGAGTAAGAAAGTATATGACAAAGTGTTAAAGCCTCTTGACCTACCATATTTTAAGAACTTCAAGTGGGAAGAAGAAACTAGACCTATGAGAAATGCTATTAAGTTTGTAGAGGAGGGCGAGTAATGACTTACTACGGAAAGAAAAGCAACGAAGCAAAGTTAGAGGACGGCACACCTATTCTTATGGTGGCTCGCTGGGGCAACAACGGGCAAAAGTATGTTTGGTTATATCCTAGCCAAGAAAAGTTAGACGAATTGATTAGCAAGTATGGCATTGAACAAGTTTGTGACGGGGTTATTAGAAGTGACGACGGCACAAAAACTATTGTTGACTGTCTATGGCTAGAAAGTTGGAGGTGAGTTGGGCTAATGAAAAAAGTTACTAACATTAACACAAGTGGAAGCCACTATCTCGTTCATGTATGTCTTAACAATTTAGAAATCAAAGAAGTGCATTGCTACTCGAAAGAACAACTAGATAAAAAGGTCACCGAGTTATGCGAGGACAAGACCGTCCATGACTTTGCTGTCTATCTTAAAGTTGACTTCGACATTGAGGAAGTTAAAGAAAGTTTTTACAAGAATGAGAACGAACACTACATTAAGTGGGCGGTTGATAAGTTATATAACGACTATGTAGGTGGGGAAGAAAATCACTGGTTAGATACTGGTGAAAGATGTTATGGCTTCACCGAAGATAGTTTGATTAAGACTATCACTGACGAAATCTTAAAGACCAAGAGTGTGCTTTGGCTTGAAAACGGACTAGGTGTTGAGGCAAAACACATTCGATTTGTCGGTAAGAAAAGAGTAGCCGAAATCGTAGAACATCGCGTCAAACATAGACGCAATAAAGAAGGTTGGATATTTGAAGGAGGTAATAAGTAATGGCTAACCTAACAAGAACACAAATTAAATCAACATTGAAGAAACTTTACAGCGAGGGTGTGCTAGGCAAACTAGACAACGCTGTGTGTGAGGCTATTGAAGAAATCGAAAGCCTTGCTAATGACGTCGAAGAAGAACGCGATAGCATTGAGCCTTATGAAAACAAGGACGACTTAACCGAGAAGCAACAAGAACGCTATGACTGGTTAGATAGTTTGTTAGACGACATTAACGAACTTAAAGACAGCCTTGACGACATACAATCTAATCTCAATGACTATCAAGAACGCTTGGAGGATAGAGAATGAAACTAAAAACATTTATCAAGTTTCTTGACGGCAATGCCGACATCAAGTTTATTAGTGATAGTCAAGTCGTAGCGTGCAAGCGCAAAGAGTTTGACAACACTCTCAAAGACCATGAAATACTGGAACGAGAGGTCATAGGTATTGACACCACTACTTATCTTAACCCGTTCTCAAATAAAAGATTACCTTGTTTGGTAATAGCATTAAACGAAAGGAAAAAATAGAATGAAGAAAATTATTTGTAAAGACTTTCACGAATTAGCGGAAGCATGTTGGAAACACAACAAAGAAAACAATATCACACAACAGTATGGTGACAAACACCCACTCAAATGCTATGTTAGATTTAAGCAAATGAAAGACTGGCGTAGAGAGTTCAACGCGCTTGAAAGAACTTATGAGTTCACAAGTAGCAACAAGCGTTTCATTGCTGGCATGTGTGGCAACTCTATCTTTGCTAGTTGTCTAGGATATGACGAAACTATCCGCCTCGACTGGTATCTCGGTGAATGGGATATTGAAGAATGTTGGTATGAGGAGGAAGAATAATGTTTGAAACAAATAGATATGTTTACATCGACCGAAAGAAAAGAGTTAAGTTTGAAGTGTTTGCTCGCAAGGTAGAGTTTGCGGACGGGTTGATTGAGCGTATTAACAAACTTGGTTTTTATAATTTGAAGCGTAAGTTCTTCGGTTTTGCCAAAAGAGTTTTGGTTGACCAGCCACCATACGACATTGAGATGTCACAAGATAGTTATGTGTCACACATGGAGGAGGAATATGAACGAAAGCACAATCAATGAGAACGGCAAAGTATTAGAAACTAACTTCGGTGAACTCGGTTTACAAGTTAAGTTTGTTAGTGGAACATCTAGTCCACTTGGTGATACCTACTTGTTTGATATGGTTTTTGTTTCTCAATACAATGAGAACTATTTGAAGTCACTTGTTAAAAAGATAGCGGTCTATCACCACAAAGATATTGACTTTATCACTACGAAGCAAGCCCACTTTGGTTTGTTCATTCGTAATGGAACATCATATACGTTATCACTCTATCAGTGTATGCGCGAGTGCAATGAACGAGATGTCGTTATTGGAAAAGATAATTACAATAACCTAGTCAAGTTAGATTTCAGTAGCATACCTCACTTGCTTATCGCTGGCACTACTGGTAGTGGTAAGTCGGTGTTGATACATAACTTATTAGTCAATCTCTTATGCCATTATGGTAAGCAATTACAACTTATTATCGTTGACCCAAAAGGTAGCGAACTAGACATGTATCGTGGTGTCCGCAACACAACATTCATTAGTAACACACCTCGTGCTATTGATGTATTGAAGCAAGTCGAGAACATCATGGACGCTCGCTATCAAAGAGGTAACCACTATGAACATGAAATCTTCGTAGTCATTGACGAGTTGGCTGACTTAATGTTGACCAGTAAGTTTGAGGTCGAAGCAAGCATTGTCCGTATCGCTCAAAAAGGTAGAGCATGTGGTATCCACTTAATCGTAGCAACACAAAGACCTAGTGTCGATGTCGTTAGTGGTTTGATTAAAGCAAACATGCCATATCGTATATGCTTAAAGACAGCAAGCGTGCGTGATAGCGTAGTTGTGTGTGACCACAAAGGTTGTGAACAACTTGAAGTCGGTGAGGCTCTAGTTAAAATGGGTGTTAAAGAAACTCGCACAAAGATAGCGATGTGTGAGGGAAGTGTGGAGGCTCATTTCATAGGTGTTAGTAAGTGAAATTAAATGTTGGACTAAAGAACAGTGTGAGAACTTCCGTAAGAATATGGATAGTGACCCACAAGTCATTTACTATAAGAAGTTATTAGCACAGCAAAGGAAAAAGAAAAAAATGATTTGTTTTAATATCGAATATGAATACACAAAGTATGGTGTGAAATGGGAAGGGCAAACGCTTGTTGACGCGCTTAACCTTAAATCAGCAAAAAACAAACTTGCACGAAAGCATAACGTGAAAGCGGAAGATATTGACATCATTGAATATAAAGTTGTTGGGTATTATTGAGGAGGTAGATATGAAAATATACTTTAACAAAAAAGATAATGAAATTGTTATAGTTGGTAAGCAAGGCGAAGTGCCAAGTGTTACCTTTGTTGAAGATAGAGGAAATACACGGGGGAAAATAAGTTGGTATGGTCAACCTTTATTAAGATACCGCTTTCATTGCTCGTCAATAGAAGAAGGCTACTCAACACAAACGGATAAACTAGATTTCGTAAATGCCGAAGATAGAGTTTACTTTGAAAAAAGAGTAGTCAAAAAAATTAAGGTCAAGTAAGAGGTGTTGCTATGAGATACTATCCTAGATACACACAAAAGATAAAACGTGATACTAATTGCTTTTGCACTTATGAAATTAAGGAATGTCCTTATAGTGAATTATACGACAACTTATATGACTGGCAAACTGGCAATGTTAGTTACAAAGACATTGAACTTTACGCTAATGGCGACTTGACTTTGGCTATCGATGAACTTGGTGAACTCGAAGATGTCTTACAAAAGTATCACATAAGAAATGCAAGGTGTCTTGATGAATTATTAGCAAAACTTTTGAACAAATAGCGTCTATTGGGGGTGGGCTTCGGCTCACCCCTTCTTTTTTTTATGCCTTTTTTTCTAGCCTAACAGCCACGCACAGCCACGAAAGGTATCGGCTAGTGTATTTTATCAAGGCAAAAGAAAACGAGCGTCTATGCGCTCGTTTAGTTATCAAACCTTTTAGAGATTATCTCGTCCC